GTTTATCTCATGTCCGCCCCACACGGACAATTCCCCTACAAATGTCCGTCCACCACGGACACAACAGGCATAGAAATGTCCGTATAGCACGGACACAATATTGAGTATCTGTCTTTGCTACACGGACATGAGAAATCTGAAACAAATCTGAAATAAATCTAAATAATGGTTGCAATAACTGCTATAGTGAGTATATCAAATGAAACAAGGAATTGGTCATTTAAACATCAGTTTCTGTTACTTGGTTTGTTACTATTAGTACCTGTGCCCTTGGTTGCATTTCACCAATTGCAAATTTACAATTACATTTGAAATTAATATCTGTATTGCCAGTAGGACTTGAAAATGATGCACTTATGTTTATATCTCTGCTAATTAAATCATACGTACTACATAGTACTTCACCGACGAATATGTGTCCTGATTTATAGCTTCCAGCGTTTACATACATACGATATAGTATTGTACCATTTTCGTTTACTACATGTATTTCAGTGTTATTATCAATAGTTGCCCCACTTATAAGTTCAATATTGCACCCTATTAACTTAACACTGTCACGCCTTTTTATTCCATCACTTTTTATAAGAGTTCCTTTACTACTTGAGTACCTACCGTTAAAATTTGATGTACTTAAATTTTCGATATAGTAGTCACCATTGTAATCATAAATTGTTTCTGCATCTGTGTTTTTCAAAAATACACTCCCACCTTTTAGGTTTGCAACTGTAATGTTTTCAATATAAACTGGCACATCGTTACTAATATATACTAAGCAACTTTTTTCAGATTTATTATATCTAACGTAAGCATTTAACATGCTAAATGTTGTTACATTGTATAAACTGATTTTTTGCGATTTTGCAACATTAGCAACTCTATTTACACTATTTAATGTCCCACCATTAAGCACAAGATTTATGCTATTATCTGCATTTATTACTGTATCTATTTTTTCAACGTATAAGTTGTTAATATACGCACCAACACAAGCATATAGATTAAATCCGTATTTGTGTTTTTCAAAGTCGCAGTTGTTAAAATAGATTCCGTAATTTTCAGCACCACCGTCACCTGTAATTCTAACACCAGTTGACACGTTTTCTTCACCATAAAATTGGCACTCTGTATATTCAATATTATTGCATGTGCCACTTTGATTTATGCATATATTGTTGCTTTCAAATCTGCAATGATTGAACTTAGTACACCAAGCACCTCTTATAAGCACACAAGTATTAAACCCAAACATGTGTATATTTTCAATAAAAGAGTACCGTATTCCTGTATAAGGAGCTGTGGTTGTTCCAATAAAGTTTAATCCAATATGTTCACCTGTTGTATCATTTACTCTGAAATTTTTTAATATTAATTTATCAGCACTACTATTTTCAAGGAATGTACAAAAATCAGATGAACACTCGATAATTGTGTTTTCATTACCACTTCCAATAATTGTGTTTCCACTTTTTAATTTAATAGGTTTATTTATATAGTAAATACCGCTAAATAATTCTACATATCCGAATTCGGTAATCATTTTTTGTATATTTTTTGTATCAGTATTGCCTGATATATCGTTACTTGGCAATACAGTTCTTGCGTGCATTTGAAGTAATATATTTAGCGTACCGTCTTCACACATCTGGTCTAATTTTTTATTAATTTCTTCCTGCACATCCAGATTTTTAAAATAATCTTGTATATAATTTTTCAGATCGTTAAAAGCATCCTGTAAGTTGTCAAATTTTTTCTGCATTGCTTGCCATTGGCTGACAAGTTTATTAAATTCATCCAAAAACCAGTCCTGATTTAATTTGTGAAAATTTGTATAAGGTCCGAGTTCAATACTCATAACTTAATCCCTCCTATTAATAAATCATCAAACAAAAATTCTCAACAAAGCTCTCTGCAATGATATCATAAATATTAAACATCGCAACTTCTCTTTCACTTTGTATCATCTGCTGAGAAGTAGTAACACCAATATTTCCATGCGCTCTTCCTGTCCTCTTATGCGTCAAGTCTCTTTTGCTCGTCCCACTCTCATTTTCCGTAGTGCTTCCAGAACCATTAGTGATAGTATCACCATCACTAATTTCTTTCGCATGATCTGCAAGTCCAGCATTAAAAGCGGTATTCTGTTCTGTCACTGTTCCTGAGTTTGTTGTCTCATTACTGACAGTGTTTTTGATATCATTGTTTCTGGAATTCGTTCCTGTCTCTGCGTCAGTATCTGTCCAGTCCTCCATACGATCATAGTTCTCGATAGGATTATATTCCAACAAAGTAGTATCATATAACTTTTTCCAGTTATACTGATGCTTCCTACTCCACATTCCAATCCGCATAGCAAAAAACTCAAGATTCGGATAAAGCACTTCCATTTCCCTTGACCTCATGCATATAGTATCAATTGCAATCTGTTTATCCATCCCATCAGGAACATTAAACTCGTTGAAAAGAGTATCCTTATAATTATACAGCCCCTCCACTGTCATTAGTGCCATTCTTCTCACCTCCCTTATTCTTTGAATTCGGATCATGCCTCCAGTTAACACTCACATCAACATCAAACATTTTCCTAACATCTTCACAGCTCTTTTTCCATCCATCGAGCCACATTTCCATTCTGGTGCTTGTCTCAACGTCATTGCTTTCTGCTTCACTGGAAATCATTCTTTCTTTCTTGTCACTTCTTGCACTAGGAATTCCGATCTCTGTGCAAAAAAGTTCTTCAAGTCTCCTGAGTGTGTCCAGAACATCACCGGCAATGTAGTTTTGCCGTAAGTTGTTCACGAAATAATCCCACGGTTCTTCCGTAGTATCTCCCCTCTGAATCCGTAGCTTTTCATCATAGAAAACTGCAAGTTCACCACGCATGACCTGATCCATTACTTTTTTAAGTGCTTCTGCACCAGCTTTGTTCCTTGCCCTGAACACATATGCAAGTTTAGAGTTCATCACATTCATGTCTAGGGATTCCATAGCGATAGCCATTTCATCCGCATACCTTCCAATCAAATCCATGATGCCGCCATAATCAGACGTACATTTAAACAATACACACTGTTCACCGATTACGGGTTCGAGTACACCTTTAAGCAGAGGATTACTAATTACTGCTTGTGCTGGACGATAGAAAACATTGTATCCTTTAAGCGTACATCCCTGTGGAATCACACCGAATTTGTCAGTGTTAATGATCGCAACCGTCCCCCAGCAATATAGGCAATACAAAAAATAATCCTTGTCCCAATTATCCGGTACGTCCCATTTCATCACAGAAATTGCTTTCTGTAAAAGGTATCTCTGAAAGTACCAGAACAAACCAGTGTTCTTGCAATGGTTTGTACTCGGACTGATAGAACTATTGTATTGATTAATATAGTTATACATTACAGGGGCGCCTACCCCAACATAATCGCATCCATACATTATACATCACTCTCCTGTCGTAAAATATTTATACCACGCTCTAGCATAACCAGCACGCTCCTGATGTAAACTAGCTGGTCTTTCATAATTGGCTTGGAATGCTAGTGCCAGATAACCAGCATCCTGAGTGCTTACACTCCATTGTCTCCAACTCAACGGATATGTACTCGTGCTATACCATTGTGGCTCAATGCCCCAGTTTTTAATTCCACTGCTTTGCTGGAATTCTGCAAAAATTACACTCAACTGCTTTTGCCCATCATACCAATCATCGTGAGAACCATATAGAACGTCAAGAACGTGATATAAGTCTGTTGGCGGTGTCCACTGTACAAGTCCGTGACCAGTTCCACCTACTTCTATCAAATTCGGGTTGAAAGTGGATTCCTGTTGAATATTTCCGCATAGTCCAGCTATTGCATTGACTGACCAGCCTTGTGCCAAAAAGTAAGCTTTTATTGTATTGGCATTGTTTATAGCTTTTGGATTATTACCGCAGAGTTCCGCAGTCGGATCTCCAAAATATTCACTAGAACCGCCTGCAATCCAGTTACCACCGGAAAATGGAAATCTGTAGCAGTGAGTATATACCAGTCCACTTTGAATCGGATATGTGTTAATACTTACCTGATCGGCAAGAGGCCTGCCGCTTTTTCCATGAGCCCCCATTGTATGACCTCCATTATCAGTATCATGTACAATTTCTGTATGCTGATGCTGACTTGAGTTTACCACCAAAATATCACCAGTCTGGAATTCAAAAGTTGAAAAGTCACTAATGATAATTTCCTTAAATCCAAGCTGTTTTAATGTTGCCCCCATTGTGTGAGTGGTAAAAGGCCATGCGCTTAAATTGATCTCAAAACCGGCATGACCTAAACCATACCATACAAATGATGAGCAGTCATAATACGTGATTCCATTAATGGTCTGTTCGTTTCTATAATTTTGATCGTATCCAACGTTTGGGGCATTACACTTTTCAATCCACCAACTCATAGCCTGAGACATTAATCCACCAATTCCACCAGGACTGCCACTCCCCCACGGATTCTGTCCAGCATTTGCACTGGTCATTAATGCAAGAAACAATGAAATGTTACTTGCTGGAAAACTACGCATAGTACACACCACCTTCCAAGTATTGTCTTATCTGTTCTTTTTCAGTTCTGGTTGCACCTGACACAACGATATTTCCATTTTCAACCACATAGTAACCAGCACCGAGTTCTGACATAGTGCCATTTTTCATGTATGGTCTTCCGTTGTCTGATATGTCCTCATCAACTAATTTGTAGAAAATTTCGTTGATAACTGGCGCGCTTGCAATGCTAATCAGTGAACTATTTGCACCTTTTGTGTTAACATCGGGAATCACACTCTCAACAGCATTTGCAATTCCAACCGCAGAGCCTATAAAATTTCCAGTAAAAAACGACGCAATACTTCCGAGAATATCACCACCAGATTGTATAACATTAGTTCTCAAATCACTAACCTGTATGTTGACACCAACTTGTGAGTAATTTGAATATAACGATATATCACCAGAGACTACAGAAATATGCCCTATGCCACTCATACAGTCAATAATTTCGTTAACTGTAACGGTTGATGATGTTCCTACTTTTCCTCCGTCTATCTCAAACGATCCCCAAGGATTAATGATTATTCTGATGTTCCGATACGGTGAAGAATTTAAAAAAGTTCCTCGGGATACTTGAGGATGTTGTGTTACAGGCATTGTAAAAGTTTTTCTGTAAAATGGCAGATTACTCAGTTTGTATGCATCTACGGTAACCTCCCAAAAACCAAACTTGACTGCTGTTACTTTTTTACTTCCGGCATCAGCGTTAAATGGAAACCACATCACACTTGTCAAATACTGGAACGGATTGAAAAGACATTTTAACAAGCTTTCTGTGATCTGTTGTCCAGAGATATCAGCCCAGTCAATCGTTGAAAAGATTTTATTGCAGAAGGAAGCAAATTTTGTTTGCGTGAATCCGTAAAAATTAGTCAATCCATCTTCGCCAACAATACCACATATGAAAGAACCTTGTGAAAGTCCGTATTCACTTGCTGGAAAAGACCCATCAGTAACAACTGTATGCGTCATATCTGGTGTGGATAATGTAGGATAGAGTGTGTCCATGATATCCCCGTCATAAGAGGTGGACGATCTCAGGAAATACAAGTTGGTACTTGCAATCGTATCACGGTATGATGCCAATACATCAACAGAACACTGAGCAACCCATGTATTATTAATATATTGCCAGTCCTCTATCCAATAGGATCGCCCCCCAAAATCTGGAATTGTGCAATAGTTCCAGCTTGGAACACTACCACCGTTTCTCAAAATGATCTGTGGATTTTCAATGGTACAAGGTTCGTTGATATTGCAGTTAATGGCGGTAACTGTACCGCCAACAACTGCTGTCGAATTAACTTTCTTGCTCGCTGTCTTAAAATTTACAGTAACCGCCATTATAATACCTCCTATTCAAGAACAAAGATCAGACCATTCTCTGTCATATCATTCCAGTACCGATCTGTGAAATGATAGAAAATGTTCCAATAACCGCCTGCACTGTTAAATGGGGTGGTGCTACTCCACTGGTTAATGGTAGTAACTCCCATTGCTTCTTCATCAAAAAGTACTGCAAAAATGTTACTCATAACCTGTGCATCACCCTTTTCAACTGTTCCAGTTGGTGTAATAACGCTAGGTGTTACATTAATTCCCATCGGGTTTTCCAATGTCTGCCAGAAGTTCACTTTTTCATTTGTTGCAATCTTTAGATACTGGTCATGAAAAGTATTACTCAATACTGTAGTATCCGCAGTGTGTAAGTCTGGACTGAACATCATGATATTCTGCATCCGCAGTGGTGTATGTCTTTCAATCTCTTTTCCGGTGATGTTTGCATGGAATCTTGTTGAACGCTCAGTGAAGAAATCCATGTATGTCATAATCTTCGCACAAGCCCATCGATAAAAACTTGGGAAATTGACGGCTTTTCGAACATCATCTGCGGTGAGCTGTGAGCCGTTCTCATCATTGTACATAGTCAAAAGTTTTACCACATGTTCGCCAGTGTATCCATCAGTTCCAGCAGTCACACTTGTCTGCCATATGTTTTTTGCTCCAATAAAGTTCGCCACGCATGCGCGTGCCATGCTTTCATGCGCCTGTTCAATCATGTCCATTGTATTTTGTGTATACATAGAAACAAACTGACCAAACTCGTCAGGATTTCGAAAAGCCTGATCGAGCTGATCGCGGAAATAGGTTCTGTGTCTCTGGAACACCTGACCGCCATAAAAGTTTGTCTGTAGTACTTTGCCTTTTTTGATCTTGTACATATCAACCGCTGTATCATCTGTCAACGGCTGTCTCTGATCGTCTTGCCAATCATCATCGACCATTCCAAGTTTTCGCACATGATTTCCCCATTGCTGAGTGGTTCTTCTCAGCCCCCTAAATTTTGCGGAATAAGGACGCACTGAAAAAATAGTGCGATCAAGAACCTGAGAGATAGAATCCATGATCCTGTCATTCCCTGCAAGTAAAGCGGTCTGAGCCTGAGCCACAAAAGAGCTTGTGTCTGTTGCTTTCATGGTTTCCATTCCGGTTGCCTGTTTTACAATGTCATTTAATACTGTGCTGATCTGGTCAAAAGTTAATGTGTTAGCCATTATTTATTCCTCCCATCTGTCAATCCCTCATAGTTTGGCGGATTGATGATACTTGCGATAGCATCCTCAGTGGTCACCTGTTTAGGCATCTGATTTTGCATCATGTTTACATTGTTATTCTGTACTGATCGCGTGAGATTTTTAAGCGCATCAATAACATCATTCTGCTGTGAATTCTGGTTAATATTCTGTGGATATCCGCTGTAAGAATAATATCCGTTTATCATCTGCTGATATGGTGGTGTCTGCATCTGCTGATTCTGTACTGGCATCTGCTGATTCTGTACTGGCATCTGCTGATTCTGTACTGGCATCTGCTGATT